AGATAATAAATGATCTATCATTGTAAATTTTTCTGATCAGCCCTCGTAATGGGTCAGTGCCTGTTTGAGGTAGAGGTCAAAGTCTGTGTCGGTAATATTGTCCTTGAATTCCTCATAGAGCTCTTCCTTAAGCTGAGGGATCTGTTCGCGAAAGAGGGTGAGAAAGTTCTTGCGGTCCAGGTAGCGGGAAGGTGGGAGGATCATCTCGTGGAGCAGCTTTTCTTGCAGCTCCTCGTCCTCGGTCTCCATGATGATGCGATTCATGTAATGGATGACCTTGGCAAGGATGGATTCGCGGTAACTGATTCGGATCATGAAATCGTCAAAGCCCGAGAGCGTGTTGAGGAGGCGGACGGCGATCCCGGTGGAGCACTGGCCCGACGCCTCAGCCAGCTCCTCCAGCAATCGCTTCTGAAGCTCCTCCTTGTGGTCCGAGGCGTGGATGTGCTTCCAGACCAGACCAAGGATGGCCGCGAGCGAGTCCTTGGTGCCTCCATAAAGCCTCTTGTCAAAGACCACACGATTGATGGCGATCGTAATCTTATCCTGGTCCGCACTGGACCTCGACTTGAAACTCTCCCACGACTCCATCTCCATCCTCCATGACTGCACCTTCTGGAAGACGTCCGCACCGACCGCCGCACCATACTTCTCGTGCAGTTTCTCCAGCGTCTCTTGGGAGCTCTCCTCGATGGACTCCGAATGCACGTTCTGTCGATTGGCAAAGATGCTGAGTTCGGACGTCATATCCTCCATAAAGAGCCGCCCCATGGTCCTCTGCGCCTCCTCGCGATAGGCGGAATCGATGCGCGTATACTCTGTATTAAGAAAAAAGTCGCAGATGTCCGCCTGCATTTCGAGCGCATAGACATTGGCCACCAGTCCTGCCATGAGCTCATCAAGGCATCCTCGAAGGAACACGTCCGCCTGCGATCCGGCCTCGAGCGGGGAGGCCAGGTCGCGTCGGAGCAGGAGCTGGGCGAGCATGATCTTATACATGATCGTTTCCTCGAATTCGGTGCGGTATCGGATGAGGATGCCGATCAGCGTGTCCATGTCCACCGCCTCGAACGTGTGGTAGGCATCCGTCAGCGTGCGGTAGCGGTAGAATTCATCGGGCGCAATGGTGGGATGATGAAAGACTAGTGTTAACCAGTCCTCGATCTTATCAGGTCGCGCATAATTGGGATAATCGCGGATCTTTTGAAGCCACTCGATGCGGCAGGGCACACTCATATCCTCTCTGGATATCCATTCACGGATCTTCTGAATATAGGTGGGATCATCGGCCGCATAGACCTGCTCAGCCATACGGCACCGTATACCCGTCGGCAGCTCGCACCGTTCCAGCACCAACCGCACAAATCTCTTCATGGATTCGGACGGTCCAAACCACAGCATCTTTTCCAGGATGACCACGAATTCCAATCGATCCGCTTCGGTCATCTCGTCGTGAAATCGTGACACGGCCCGTTCCGCATCCCCCTCTTCCATGTATTCTTGCAGCAAAGACTCCATCGTTACTTTGCTTTCCTTCGTGTTATCCTGTTAGATTAGATCATTACGAAAAAATTTCCAACGTCTCCATATCAAAAAGGATGGTCTTCTTCAATGCTTTGATCCGTTTAGAAAGGAAATAGCTGAAACTAGAGCCTCGGAGCGTATGAGGATTCCACATACCGATAAAGACGGAGTTGCCATAGTGTTCCGCGGAGGCAGCGTCCATGACCGCATTCAGTTCGCGATGCGTCGATCGTTTGGGTATTACCAAGCGCTTCCGATCGATTCGATCAAGGAAACGGGTGATGTCGTTCTCCGGATCCGCGCACAGCACCATGATCTGATCCGTGGGTGGGATGTGTTCCAGGATCAATCGCTGATACAAGGAGACAATCGCCTCCTTGTGGAGCAAGAAGTGAGAGACCATATCGGGTTCGATCCTCGCATGAACCACGCTAACGGAAGAAGTGCCGGAGGAGATTGTCCGAGGTAGATGAAAAGGTATCCTGGGAAGCAATTCCTCGAATCCGTGGAAATCGATGGTGTGCATCCATCCCATATACATGCAACTGGACGCGCTATTTTCCTCCGCCGTGCTGAATTTTCCTCTGAAATAAAGATCCATGTTGAGGTCCAGGTAAAATTCATCGCCATGGAGAGTCTCTACATGAGGATGCTCACGGCCATCCTCGTCCACCAGGACATAATCGATGACCATCGGTGGATCGACAGAGAGAGAAAACCTCTTGATGCGTCGTATCTGCGGCCACAGATACGATGTGACATCCACGAGTCTCTCGGGTGTTCCGTAATGGATGGCCAGCACCTCTTTTGGATCAAGGCTCACCTCCGTCTTCAGATGATGGTTATCTTCGGGATGCATCCGCACCTCGCCATTTTTCATCACAACCAAAAGGTGCTTGCTGGTCCCATAGCAAGGATCGCCAAAGGAAGACTTATTCAGATCGATGGTGGTGGATAACCCGCTCGGTATGTCCACGAACCCACGCATCATGCATACCTCCGTGATGTCCTTTCCTCCACGACATACTTTCTCGATACGAAAGTCAGAGAGGCCGCTGTAGAGATGGATACCGAACTCGTCCCTAATATCCTTCTGAAAGGTGGGGAAATCAATGATTTCTGACAGCGGCACCATGGACTGAGTGGCAATATCGGTCATGAACGATCCTACCACCAGGACCTTGTCTCCCTCGACGTTTTCTCGGGAGAGCCTCAGGATGGCATTGATCAATGCCACCATCTGATTGGTCATTCCCCGATAATGATGGGCAATGGATTGTAATCGCATTCTTATTAGAGGTTGGGATATTGTATCCTTAAATAACAGACGACTTCTTCATGGTCTTTTTTTGCTGCTTGAGGTCTTGGACCTCTTCCTGGATCTTCTTGACCGCTTTGAGGATCTTAAGGGTCCTATTATTGATTTCTTCCAGCATGGTCGTATCCATCATCGTCGTGGGAGGTTTGTCTGGTTTGGGATTCTGTTCGGAGAGCTGGGTGAGGATCTCTCTCATCTCCTCCTCGTCACGATGATATTCCACACACAGCTGCTCGAGTGATGTAGAGGAAGATTTGGACCGCAGTATCTTCTGAAAGACGGTGGCCAGCTTCCATAGGATCGCCTTGGTTGTCCTTTCGTGCCTCCGTGCCACCGCCTCCAACGTCATCCCGGACCTCAGTTCTTCCAGCATCCCCTGTTCTTCAATATTATCCCATGGTTGTCCTTTCTTGCTCATAAGCCTGTTTTATTTGTCTGCAGGATAGGACGATGTTAAATTGTAATTGTATTTTTTTTATTCTCGACAGGAAATAAAAAAAGAATTCATGGTCACTCTGACACAGGGAGTTTTGATAGTCTCCATGCTCACCACCATTGGATCCACCACGGTCTCGGGAATAGCACTGGCCAAGGAAAAGACCGCCGATAGTTTCTACATCACCAACATCCTCTCTATGATAGCTCTGTTCGTCTTTCTCTATCTCATGTATGCCGTCCCCCCGCGTCGCATCGGGAATTATTATAGCAGCCGAGTGATGCTCATCACCGCTCTGATTTATATCGCTCCCATCGTCGCCTTTGCCATCACCTTGAGCCGTAAGTCAGAGAATAAAGCCTATATTGGAAATTTCGTCATCAGTATCGTGCCCATCCTTCTTATCGGCCTCTTCCTGATGTATTGCAAATCGTTGCCACTACCAGTGATCGATTGTGATACATTTAAAAATCAAAATCTACAATGTGCCGAGTTAATGAGAAACATTAGAAAATCGACACAATTTACAGATCAAGCTGAAACAGCGGCACAGATAGCTGCACTTCGAGATGCAGAAAATAGCTTGAGAATTGCTGAATCTACAAAGAATTCATTAAGCACTGCATTCAAAAGTTTCCTAAACAAGGCAGATCGCCTTCACACAAATACTCTACAAATTTCTCAGACAATTAAAAATCTCAAAAGAGAGATTGAGATAACCAATAAGAGGCGGGCATTTCAACGTAAAATCTTCCTCTGCCTGCTTATCCTTCTGATTATCCTAATTACCTTTCTTGTCATCCACTTTTTCTCCGCCATCAAATCTTTTTTCACATTTTAGTTTTTTATTTTTGAATGTAATAATAAAAATGTCATGGAGTCGTTTAAAGAAATCCCTACCTCCCAATCTTTCCTCATTATTATTGAAGCAGCAACAATCTACGATTACTGACGAGCAAATTTCCCAATATATGAAACGTTTCACCGATGATTCTTACTGCTTTCTCATAACCCAGAACCTTAATTTTCTTTTACGAAAATCAGGTTTGACCATTACCTTGTCTCCCGATATTACCATTACCAAAGAAGATGGTCGTATAAAGATCAGTATAAAAAAAGATGGTCAAGACATTCAGATTGGACCACAACCGGATCCAGATATTCTCTTTTGCACAGTCATCCTCGATGGACGATCCTTGCCTGCAGATCGTAATACCTATCGCATAATTTTTACCTTTTTATTTGTTCTGTTGCAAGGCAAAAGTTTCTTTGAGGCAATTTATGAATCCATGTTAAACAAAGATGCTAATTCTTATACTGTGTCTCCAAAAAGTCTAGAGTCTAAAATATGTGAATTGAATAAGATGATTGAAGCGGGTGTAAAACCGGAACAAATAATAAAACACATACCCGATGCACAACAAATATCGAGACAGGCTCAATCGTATCAATCTAAATATCTGAATGATTTTGCTCTCCTTTTCCAGAATCCTACTTTCAGCTTATTTCCTCCCACGTCTCAAGCTATACAACAATATAAAAAACGACCCGATACATCGAAAGGTCCACAAAAAGGACCTATAAAAGATTCCACCATTATCGACAATATTTTAAAAGAAACAACAGATACAAATCAGAAAATTGATGCCCTCGTGCATCATATAGCTACAAACCGTTTCGTGCCTAGAACATGGGGACAATGGTTGAATGGCTTTGTGCCTGGATTTATGATTTTGGATAAAGATACAAACGCTTTAACGGCGGCTGCGGAGGCGATGAAGGCTCAGAATGATTTTCTGATATTACAAGGAAATCAAATTGGGAAACAAGTCACACAGATGGTTCAACATAAGAATCAATGGGCAACGACAACGATTGCTTCTGCATCAAAAGCATTAACACAGATAAAAGACGGACAAGATCCGAAGTATGATTCCATACCCTTACAGAAGAAGCAGAAAACAGACGAACAAAAAGAGGCTCAAAAAGATCTTTTAAAACAAAAAATTATATTATTGCAAAAAATTATTCAATATTATTCAAAGAAAGGTGCTTTGGAAGCTGTTTTAGAGACAGCAAAGCCTACTTTCATCCAGCGAATATTGGGTAAGAAAACGTTAAGACAACAATTGGAATCAACAACAATTGATCGTAACGCTATTATTCGTTTCTATCTCTTGACATTACTTGATCTTTTGTATTCTTCTTCTTCGTATCCAACCTACAAATCCTTTCTTGATGGATTTTATAGCAACATGATAAAAAGTAAGACGGACATCGATCCAACAAGTATAGCTACTATGGACGATTGGTTTGAATTTCAGAAAAAAGGTCTACATGATATTTATGGTGTGAATATCTTGGCCGATGTGGCAAAAGAGGTCATGTCATCTAAATATGTAGAATCAAAGATGAAGACACCCGATCAATTAAAAGAATGGAAATCATCCGCCGCTGCAGAGATAATAAAACATTCTCAAGATTTTATAGAACAAGTTTATCCTGTCAAAGAAAGACAATTAGTGGACACAGATCAATCTTTTTTTGATCGTATAAAAGGACAATGTAAATCACCCATCATGCAAAAAACATCTATTTTACCAAAACAACAACGATTAACACAACCGAAAAAAGAGATAAAACCACCATCTCATAGCATCAATATTGATTTCTTACTAAAAGCACTCTTTGGAATTGATAATTTTAAATTTAATGGAATTCAGTATACAAAAGAAACTTGGAAAAAAGTAGAAAATAAACAATCTATTGTGAATAAAGAACTTAATAAAGCAAGTTTTCTTTCCATTAATGTCAAGGAACCAAAATTTATTCCATTAGCATGTCTTAGTGAAGAACAATCGACGCAATACGATGATTATATCAGCATGCTACTGCACATGTTTCCTAATTTGGTAGAAAATTATGATTTGACTTTGACTTTACAATTATCAAATGTGGATATGACCGTAGGAACCATGCTGAAGCCATCCAAAGATTCTCGTTTACGATTTTTAAGATTATATATTGATGCTACGAATAAGGGTGGAGATTATATCGATGTGAGGATGGAGAGTATAAAATTATTTGGTTCTGATTACAAATGTCTTCTGGGATTGATTCCCAATCTCGTGGAATATCTCCGTTTTGCGATCGAGTCCTTTTTAGGTAAGGATCAAAAAGCACGTTTGGCCTATCTATTAAATAGGGTCTTTCAGCTAGCTTTTTATTGTATGGACAATGAAACGTTAGCTGCGAATATTACAGATTTGATCAAAGAGCCCTTATTAGCCCAATATCTAGAAGAGTATCAACTATCTCGTGATTCTAATTCAATCCGCGATAATATTCTTGAAAGAGTAAGAAATATTAAAAAATATAGTTCTACAACCATTCCCCCTCATCCATGTATCACAAGATATCAAGAAACGATACTCCAGTCCGATGATTGCAAAAATAAGGAGGATAAAGCAAGATGCTTATTCGATAAAATGCCTGATCATTTGGTTGCCAGTCCTATCAATAATCGTATATGTCTTATCATGGAAAGACTTCGTGTTATTGACCGCATGTTGAAAAATAAAAGACAACAAACACGACAAAAAATCGGAGGCACATTGAGGGGTGGTTTTGATTTTCCATCCGAGATTAAAACACTTAATTCCTTTGATGAGGCTACTATACGATCCTTTGTTGAGAAAATGTTCAATGCACAAAAATTGGGGGAACGGGATCTATTTAAAGAACAACAAACAAAGGCATACATAGAAGGTTTACTATCCAGTGTCGGTTCATTAAACACTCTGGATCAAATACAACATAGATTGGAAATGCAGGTTAAGGTGCATGAAGCTAAAATGAAAGCGAAAGCTGATAAATTATTAAGCAAACCATCTATTTCATCGCCATCATCTGCTAAAGCTAAAATAGACGTGCCACAACAACCAATTCCATCTGCGAATGTTCAGCACAAACAACAACAATTAATTTTGCAACGTGGACCATATTCCTCTACTAGTATTAATTCTGCTCTGCAATATTTGGCGGACAAGGCAAAAATAATCCGAGAACATAGCGGTGATCATCGCACACGCCTCTTTTTATCTCAACAAAGTAGCTTTTATAAACCATTGATTGAATCGCCAGAATATAAATTGTTTATAGGCGAACAGACACTGGAGAACCTTGAAAAATTGATAAATAAATTATATATAGGATCAAAGCTGAATACTTCAAATAGAAGCTATCTTGGTAATATTAAAAAGGATCTACTACACGATTTTTTACGATTAATACAATTATCCCCAACACAGATCGATGAAGAAATAAAGACATTAAAGGAGAATGGTGAGAAAATGCATACAGCGCTGTGGAATCAATCTGGAACATGGGAAGAAAAAGTTAAAACGGCAACACATAATACGATACTCAAAATGTTTTTTCCTCATGTGCAAATAAGTTCTTAATTATCCTATTATCGTCAATATATATATATATAATAGGATCATCATCGTGCAATAAATAATCGTTTGGAATTGTCGGGGGGAATCGATACTGTGACCGAGGCGGGGAGCTTGTATTGTGTGGTATGGTTGGGATCGGGTGTCTGGGTCATGAGGACGCGCTTGCAGCAGTAGCGTCGGATCGAATGGGTTTCAAAAAAAGGGAGCCATTCCTCTTCCTCCTTGCCCGAGAGCGACATGTCGTTTCGGTATTCATCCCATGCCTGTTGCAGGTTGGCAATCACCTTGCCACAGGTGTAGCATCGGATCGGCAGCATATTCTATATTATTTAATCCATCCTATTGAAAAGACAAAATCATTTTTCTTTTTTGAAGTGTGGATTGTCAATGGATGATGAGTTTTGTATAGAAAAAACTATATCATATCAATAATCATTCATTGCAGACACCAGTTGTTGCGTCATATGATAATTTTCGAGAATTACAATATATTTGTGAGACATCATTCCATGCTTTTTCTCCTCGTTGAGCACTGTCATTTCCAATTCCAATAACATATTTTGCAAACTCACCAGGCTTATTGGTAGGTATTATATTAGTATCTTCTTTTGAATAAGTGCTTAATAAGTCTATTGGAGGATTATCCTTAACATTGACGCGAGTAATACCGATTGGGAATCCAGAATCCGCACACAAAACCGTGGCTACCTGACTATCTAAAGAATCATATGAGTTTTGAGGATCAATCACACAACTGAGGGTAGAAAATTGTTTTTGTTTCACATTATTTTTAGTATTTTCCATGTAATCTTTCAATGTGATGTATTGATATTTATTCATTTTATTACAAGGTAAAAAAAAAAAAATAAATAAAT